TAGCGATGATGATGAGGAACAGGAAGAACAGGAAGAACAGGAAGAACAGGAAGAACAGGAAGAAGAAGAAGAAGAAGAGGAAATCGTAATTGAGAAGCCTCCGACTCCTCCTCCGGAGACTAAGAAGAAGCGCGTAGTTAAAAAGAAAGCATAAGTAGCAAATAGACTTTGTAGTATAGAATTTGGATTTTAATTAACTAATATAAATAAACTATTTTTTTTATCTATATTCGAAAACTTATAATTATATTATAATTATATCATAATTATAAATGTTAAAATTGAAATTAAATATACCAACAAGTTTGGATAATAACTAAAATAAATTTTAATATGTTCGCAGACGCACGATTTGTACCTGTACATAGAAGACGCTCAAGTCGTCGATACAGATATTATAAACATTCTAATTGTACATACGATTTATCATATAAAAATCCACCATCAATACAAGATTCAATCTTGTTAATTACTATATTACTTATATTCTTATTTGTTTTTCTATATAAATAAATTAATGAATAATTATTTGTAAAATGATATTCGACTTATTATTTATTTCATATATATCGTCATTTACTATACTAATTCCCTCATCTTTACATATATAGGTTTGATATTTTCGCAAATATAATTCTTTAGTAGGAATTGTTAATTTTTTATTATAAATGGGAATTTCCAAATACTTTTCATCCAATAATCCAAAAAAATCATTTTTACTTATTTCTTTTGTAATATATATATTGTTATCTTCGTCTATTTTTATTTCAGATGGAAGGTCGGGGTCACATATGACAATAATTTCATGACCCGAGACATCATAATACATTTCATGATGCCATAATGGAACATATACATACGATTCGTTTATTTTCAATTGAAAAATATTATTTTCAAATAAGTCCATTAATGTTGGATTTAATTTATATATATTTATATTTTGATATTTTTTAATTACCATTTGTTTGATTCTCTCAATAAGGTCCTCTGATAAATAGAGAGTGTTTTTATATTTCTCAAGAAAGCTATAAATATTAATAATTGTTTCTTTATCTAATTGATCTATTACCTTGAGAGAAATATCTATTGAACCTGTTGTAATTATTTGTACCAGCTCATTTATAACTGTATTATTTTTGAATATGGTTTCTAATAAAAAGTATAACGATTCGTTATAAGTAAATTTCGAATTGGGTTCTTTATCTGTTATATCATCAATAAACTGTAATTCTTTTAATAAAAATTCATACGCATTTTGTAGCTCTTGAAATTTTAAATTGGCATCAGGTGATTTATTTTTATCGGGATGATATATAAGTGCTAATTTATGATACTTTTTTTGTAAAAATTTGGAATCAATATGTTTATAATCATCTGTTGTTATTTCTAATAATTCAAGCGCTTTCTTCAAATCCATTATTTATTATTTTTGAAAACTTTAATATTTTATTATATTATATAAAATGACGATTCGTACTAGTGCAATTTTTTATGGAAGAGGTGTCCCTAAAAACGCTAATAATTTTGCGTTTGTAGCTCAAACAAATAATACAGTTACTGTTCCCATGAGTAAATATTTAAGACAATTTCAATTTGTTAATAGAAATATAATAAATATGAATGTTAAGGGAGCTAGGTATCCTTGGGGAAATTAATTATATGTACAATTGAAAGAAAGTATTTTTCTAAATGATAAATAGGTCTGTAATTATTATTATAATATTTGAGAAAGTCTATCAGTTTGATAAAACACTTATTTATTTTATCATTAGTATCTATTTTGTTTTCTTTTATTAAAACAGTTAATATATAATATAAACACTCTCCTATATCTAGATTATATATTAGTATATCATATAATAATTCTCTCAACTTGGAATAATCTAAACTGTTAATATTTGTGATTGATTCGATTATTTTATTACAAATAATTTTATGATAATTTATCAAATTTTCATTATATTGTTTAGAAAAAAGATATTTTATATTGGTTGTATTTGTGTTTATGATATCATATGGCTTACAACATTCTATATATTTTTTTTTACTAGGTCTAGCAATATTGATTATTTTACATGAATTTGATATATGTTTTGGAATAAAACTCAACTCCTTTGTGATTATCATAAAATATAATTGTATGGAAAAATCATTTTTTTGCATATAACTATAAAAAATTTCTAATAATTCGTTTTGAATTTCGTGAAAATTTTTACAAAGAATAACACCTCGTTTATTTGGTGTCGTATATAATATATCAACTATTTGTGTGTATATATCGTGCCATAATAATTTAGAGTTACATCCTAATAAAGACATATCCACTTCAAAATGAACATCACTTATCTTAATAAAATAATCGTTTTTATTATAAGGAATCAATAATTTCTTTTCATATTTTAATTTAGACGGGCTTAGACTCTGTAAAATAGAAAGTGCATAACTATATTTACCGGTTCCTTCAGGACCATATAGTATAATATTTGTAAATTTATCAAGTGTTTTTGTTAAAATATTTGTAATATTATCCAATTCTGGATGTAAATTTGCTTTTTCATTTTTAACTAAATAATTATCAAAATGTGTTTCATAATAATTCATAGATAGATATATAAATTTAATATTCTTTAATTATAAATTATATCTAAATATAAAACTTAAAAATAAATGTTCTTAATTTATTATTATGAATTTAGTTACACATATAGATCAAATTAATAAATTTCAAGTGTTTTTTGGAGAACCTATTAAAAATAATATGTTAAATGATGGAGTATTTGTTCGAATAATAATCTCAACAGATAAATTAACACTAAATGGTATTTATTTAGTTTTTGATTTGGAAGATACTATTTGTGAAAAATATTTCAATAAATATAAATTAATATTTAATGAAAAAAAAAACAGTAATATCATTAAAAAAATACAGTATTTAGAAGAACATATTTTAAGTAAATATAAATGTGATAAACATAAACAATACAAAATAAGTGAACAATTAAACTCGTCTCATATTAAATTATTTAATCCTACGTATAATAAACAATTATTATTAAAAATATCTGGTATTTGGGAAACCTCTTATTCTTATGGTATTACTTTTAAATTTTATCCGTCAGTAGTATAATACGTTAAAATAACATATAAAATAAGCGAACATGCTAAAGTAAAAACACTAAATAAATACATCAGACTGGAGGTTAGTCCACCGATTTTTCCTGTAGTTTTAAATGATTCGCTATTTAATTTGTTCATTACAATTATCATTTGTAAAACCAGTAAAACTTGAGCTATATTTCTAAATGTTTTATATTTTGGAGCTACATGATCATTTATAATTATATCCTTATTTTCAATTAATAAGTAAAGTATAAATCCTATTATTGCAAACATCATAAAAAAAGGTCCCGTTGTCATAATAATAGAGAGTATAGAAACCGCGTTTTTTGAATCAGGATTAGCATTCATTAAGTTATAGAATAATACTAGTAGTATTAACATAATTCCTACCACTAAACTTGAGTAACCAGCAACTTGACCGCCATAAGAAACTTTTCCGGTAGTGGCCATACTTATAATAAAAGAAATAATGCCTGCAATTATAAATGCCTTATATATTTCAGAATAAAACTTCATTTTATATATATTTTTAATATAAAATAAAGTTACCAATATTTATTTCGTAGTTTATTACGTATTTGTGTGAATTCATATTCATTTTGTGCTTTATATTTTTGTAACATCGATACAAATATATTTCTAGTATCAATTATTTCACTAGATAACATTTTATTGCGTTCCTTTAAATGTGTTATCTCTAATTGTAGGCCTTTTATTATTTTATATAAAGCCATTTCTTCAGCTACATTTTGATCCATATAATAACATATGATAATTTTTTACTTAATAAAACTAATGATCTAATTATAGATTTATCTTATAAGTATCGGTTATCCATGTTTTGATATCTTCTACTTGGCAATTGATATAGTCATTTGAGAATTGTTTAATATCGAAAAATTTTGGTTTCTTCATCATTTTTGTTTTATAAAATATATAATCCCCTCTCGGACCTTTTCGAATTGTAATATTTTCATTAATTATTCTTAAAATATTGGATGTTTCTAATAACGAGATAACATTATCTAATGATATATCTTCTATATTTGATATATCAAGTATTTTTAATGATTGTGTTTTATTTCCATATTCCACATACCATCCGAATTTTCCTTGTTTAATAAAAACATCTGTATCTTTATATACTCCTAACAGTTTAGAATCACTATTATTTTGGATATCTGTTACTTCTTCTAATGAATATTTACCCTCTCTAATTTCATCTATTGGGATTCCTTTTTTAATTGGTATAAATGACACTCGTTCACCATCTGTACGTTTAATAACTGGTCCATATCTACCAATCGTTAATATATGATTGTCGTCAAATTCATATTCTTGTTTCGTTTCTTTTTGAATTACTTTTATTAACGATTGAATTTGTATATCGCATTCTTTACATACTTTATTAAACGTATTATTACCATTACATATATCGTCTAATGAATTTTCCATTTGCCTAGTAAAATCATAGTTGAAAAGATTAGAGAAATGAGTTGTCAAAAAATCACTTACCAGGGTTCCAACCTGCTGTATAACCAATTTATTATTTTCATTACCAAACTCTTTTTTAATTTCAATATTATAAATTTCATCATCTACTAGTTCATATTCATTCATGGTTATTTGTTTGCCTTTTATATTTTCTTTTTTAACATATCCTCTTTCCTGTATTTTTTCAACCAAACTTGAAAATGTAGAAGGTCTGCCGATACCCTTTTCTTCTAATAATTGTACTAATCTAGCTTCCGTATAATGTAAGGTTTGATTTTTTATACTTATCTTCGAATATACCTTTTTATAAGGTAATTTTTCTTTTGGGTTTATTTTTTGTATAAAATGGTAATATTCACTATCTTTTGAATATTTTTTTGCAACATCTTGCCATCCTCCAAATATTAATAATTCCGATTTATAAGTAAATTTATATTTATTGAATGTATTGATACTCGCAGTAACGGTTTCATATTCTGCTTGTGACATACAACTTTCTACAGTATTTTCCCATATCAATTTATACATTTTTTCATGTTTTCCTGTAAGATTTTCAATATTTCTTGAAAAAATATTAGTAGGACGAATTGCTTCATGAGCTTCTTGAGCATTTTTATTTTTTTGATTCGATAGACTATCAAAGTTATCATGTAGATGTTTGAGAGAAAACATTTTATCTATATAATCCTTTATTGTAATTAAAAAATCCTTACTATAATTTTTACTATCTGTTCGCATATAAGTTATATGTCCTCCTTCGTAAAGATCTTGACAAATTCTCATCGTATCCTTTGGTGAATAATGTAATAAATTTGAAACCACCTGCTGTATTTTTGAGGTAGTAAATGGCTCTGGTGCGGTTTTAAATGATTTTTTATTTGGTGAACATATCAAATAATGTTCATATGATGATACACCGTCTAAAAAATCAATCAACTCTTCCTCTTTATCAAATTGTTTATTTAATTCAAATGGTAAATTTTTATTAGTAAAATAACCTGTAGAATTATATACATATTTATGACTTTCTTTATCTATTATTTTTTGATTATCATAAATAAGTTGAAGTGCTGGAGTTTGGCATCGACCGGCAGATAACGCGTTTTTCGAATTACGTGAAATATGTTTCCATAATATTGGGGAAATTTTAAATCCCACTAATAAATCTAATACTTGACGTGCTTGTTGTGCTTGCACTATTTTCATATCAATTCTAGTAGGATTTTTTATTGCTGATTGTATAGCAGTTTCAGTAATTTCATTAAATTTTATTCTTTTTGTTTTTTCAATATTTAAATTGAATACTTTACATATATGCCAAGCGATTGCTTCGCCTTCGCGATCGTCGTCAGATGCTAAAATAACCTCGTCTCTAGTTAATATTTCTTTACGAATTTTTTCCAATTGTTTTTGTTTTATATTATTTTGGATGAGAGAAAATATTAATTCATTATTATCTAGATTAATATTTTTTAATGAATTTAATTCACGTATATGGCCAAATGAAGCCATCACTTTATAACCAGGACCAAGATAGTTTTCAATTTTTGCACATTTAGCGGGCGATTCTACTATCACCAAATATTTTGTAGTTGTATATTTTTTAGACATTAATAATTATACGTTGATAATATTTAAGTTGTATTAATAATGTAAATAAATAACACGGTGTTTGTCTATTACGATAGAATAATATCTTTAGTTTGTGTTCATGAGTTTAAAATTTTTCCAAGATATTTCTTTATCCGCTTTTTTTTGTTGTGGCTGTATTTCTTCTCCGTTGTCATTTAATTTATCTGCCTTACGTAATGCACTATCAACATATAATTTTTTCAAAATACTTCCAACTATAAATGAACCTTCATGTTGATTTAATTCTCCTTCCTCAATTTTATGTAGTACGTCTAAAAATTGATAGAATATATCTATATCTAGTTCATCCTTCCTTAATTTATTATAAATATCTGTATAGTAGGTAAATATAAAATTACATTCACTTACAGCATCTTGCTGCACTTTATCTTGATCATTATTGTATTTATTTTTAAGAAATAATAAATTTTTAATATCATTACGGAGTATTTCACTATGCTTTAGTTCACGAATTAATTCTGTATAATCTTCTGTATTATTTGCAGTAATCATATTTTGTAATTGTAAACGTTGTTTATCGTCCATTATATTATAAGATAATTTATTTTTTTAAATAAAAATATCTTATAATATTAAATGAGTAAAAATCAAGATACTGCCCCAGGAATGCCTTTACCTACAAAACAAGGAATGTTAGGAAGTACCCCGGGCGAATCTGCTCATCAACAGAATGTAAATACAGCTGCAAAAGCACAAAATTTGAAAAATGCAGTAGGAGGAGGGATTGAAGTTCCTCAATATAATAATCCTGGATATACACCACAAAATGGTCCAGGACAAAATCCTAATGGCCAAATATCAAAACTTTCGTCAACTGGAACACAACAACACCAAAATGCAGTTTATGATAAACAAGCCATGAAAGGAGGCAAATATGGCAAAAAAGGCGGTCAGGGATGGTCATATAAAAATAATCCTGATTGGAATTGGGGTTGTATGAGTGGTGGAAAGAAAAAAAAAACACGAACAAAACGTCGCAAAATGAAAAAATCGCGTTCAAATCGTAAACGTAGAAGTACTCGTAAGAGAAGTCATAAACGAAGAAAATATTAAATTATTTTGATAAAAGGCATTTTTGTCATCTTCGTTATTAAGGATCTATAAATATTATTCAATTGTTTTAGATAATATTTTTTATTTTTTCTCTCATTTTTTTGAGGATATAATCTTTGAATATTTGGAATTTCCATCATTTGATTAAATAAACCTATATTATTAAAGAAAGACTCATATTTAACACAATAAATTGGATAATTCTTATTTTGTTTAAATACATAATTATCATAAAACTCTTCTATTCCATATAAATCCTTATTTTTTAAAATAACCTCTTCTAATGTTAAATTAGGATTATTACACATTATATGTTTAAGATGATTTGAATTTGCTCCAGTTAGAGAAATAAATCGACTAAAAATCACATCTATTGGATTTCTATAAATAAATATAATTTTATAGTTTTTAATTTTATCTTCTGGTATTTTTATTTTATTAAACCACTCACTATATATATTATCAGTTGTGTTTTTGCTTCCTACGTAAGAAATTTCATCTGGCGGATATCTATCATGAATATGTTCTACATTTCCAAATTGAGATAAATAATTATAAATAAAGGTAGATCCGGAACCTCCATAACTACAAATATAAAACCATCTATTTTCGTTATAAATATTTTTGTTATAAAGAGGTTTTGGTATATTATCTTTTTTTGAAATAATATTTATATTTTTAATTAATTTATTCGGACTTGATTGTTTGTATTTATTTTGTATAAATGAGAACTGATAAATGCCTGTATTCATATATTTAATTATTTTAATAAATAATAGATAAAAACGAAAAATATGTAAAATATATTTATAAATATATAATATGCCTTCAGGAAAAAATTGGATGTATTTTTTATATATTAATTTAGCTTTTGGAATTTATATCGCGGGTGTATTTTATTTTAATCAAATGAATGAGATAAAAGATAACTGGTCTAATTATAGATGTAATCCACTATATATGCCACTCGCAGATGATATAAATAGTAACTTTGCATATTGTGTACAAAATAGTATGAGCTCATTAATGGGTTTTATATTAGAACCTATTACTTATATTACCTCTAGTTTAAGTGAAATGGGGGGTGGGTTGATGAATGAAATCAATATGGTAAGAGCTATGTTTAGTAAAATACGAAATTTATTTAGTTCTATTATCGAGTCTGTATTTGGAATTTTCCTAAACTTAGTTATAGAATTTCAAAAAATAATTATATCAATGAAGGACTTATTTGGTAAAGCAATTGGTATATTAACTACGCTTTTATTCACAATAAATGGATCTATCAAAATTATGCAAAGCGCATGGAATGGTCCAGCAGGACAATTAATACGTGCACTAGGGGCATGTTTTCATCCAGATACAAAGGTAAAATTATCAAATGGAAATGAAGTATTTATGAAAGATTTGAATTTAGGAGATAAACTTGAAAGCGGGTCAATTGTTAGATCTTTTATAAAGATTCAAAATTATAAAAAGGAACCTTTATATAAAATAAAATCTAACGATCAAAATATTTATGTTACAGGAAGTCATTTTGTATATGATAAAAGCAGTCATAATTTTATCCATGTGAAGGATTATGGAAAGGCTATATTAACTGATAAAATTAGCGATTGGTTTGTCTGTTTAGTTACAAGCGATAATAAAATAAGTATTCAAGATGAAATTTTTTGGGATTGGGAAGATGATCATTTTTCTATTAACTATTATAATAAATATCTTTCGCAATTAAAAAAATAGTAATCTTTATTATAGATGCAAGAAACAAATGGGTTAAAAAAAATTTATAATATGTATAAAGATTTAACATATTTTGATCAATATAGTGGCTCCATAGCGTTGATGTTATTTATCTTAATTATACTATTTTTAATTGTTTCTTATTGTCTTGTTATGATGAATATTAAACCTATTCAAGATAATTGGCCAACCGAGAGATGTAAATTAGGAGTCATGCCTTTTGCTGGTATGATAAATACCCCCGATGGTACTTCAAGTATTGATTATACGAACCAAAATTTTTCATATTGCATTCAAAATATTCTTTCCACAATTGCAGGAACCGCCACCGAACCTGTTACATTTATTATGAATATGATACAAGAGTTATTCAAATCTATAAAGGATGCAATTAACTCCATAAGAGCTATGTTCGATAAAATTCGTACTGAATTTCAGCGGATTACTGGTGAAATTATGGGTAGAATTCTCAATATGATGATTCCTTTACAGTCTATTATAATTGCATTAAAAGATTTTTTATCAAAGTTACAAGGTGTTATGGCTGCAGGATTATTTACACTATTGGGCGCATTTATGACTTTACAGTCATTATTTGGTGCTATTGCAGAATTTATTATAATGATTTTAATTACTCTTGCAGCTATCGTTATGGTGCTATGGATTGTTCCTGTCACATGGGGGGCAGCTGCTTCTATGACTGTTATCTTTTTAGCGATTTCAATTCCCATGACTTTAATATTAGTATTTATGACTGTTTTTTTAAAAGTAAAACCAAGTATCTCTATTCCAACTATAAAATGTTTTGATAAAAATACTGAATTAATTATTATTAAACAAGACCAACAAATAATAAAAAAAATAGAAGATATAGAAGTAGGAGATATTTTATACCCAAATAATCAAGTAACTGCAAAAATAAAAGTATTGACTGAAGGGTCACGAATGTATCGTCTTGAAAATATTATAGTATCAGATAGTCATAAAATTAAGTATAATAATCGGTGGATAAATATTTATCAACATCCTGACGCAGTTGAATTACAAAATTATGGAGAAAAATTTCTATATTGTCTAAACACTAAAAATAAACGAATTTTTATAAATAAATATGAATTTTCTGATTGGGATGAATATTTACAGAATGATGGTAAAACGTTTAATCTATCTCAAACTGGAATGACTAAACATAATATTATTTCACTCAAAGAAACAAAAAAATCGATAGATTTGATTCAACCAGGGGATAAATTATATGATAATAATATTGTTTATGGTATAGTAGAGATAGATAGTATTAATATAAATCAATTCAAATTTTTAATCGGTGATAAAATTATATCTGGTAGCGAATATTTATCTTCTCCAAATTATAGAAACTTACATTTTTTATCATTAGATAAAAAAAATAAAAATATTATTAAAAATCATGATAAATTATATCACTTACTGACAGGGTGTGGAAACTTTAGAGCGAATGATTTATTAATAAATGATTATAATTATTGTATTGACAAATTTATTTCGTAAAAAAAAATTATCTTCATTTTATGTATAAAATGAATATCAAAGTTTTAGGAGTGAACTTAAATGTTGAATTATTAATATTAATATTTGTAATATATTTAATTTTAATGGTAAATACTTTAGGTAGTTGTTGTAGAATATCATGTAGCGAAGGATTTACAGGAGCAAATACTAATATGGGGTTATCTTCCGGGTATAGTTTAACTAATCCAGCCCCTCCGATCAATACTGATAATTGGAACCAACCTAATATGCAGGTAACTCCTGGTACCGCGGTTAGTTCTGGAGCCCAAGATATATTAGACCGTCCAATCCAACCAATACCTTTACCCGACGGCGAAATGTTAATGTTCGCGAATTCTGAATTCAAACCAGAATGTTGTCCAAATACTTATTCTAATAGTAGCGGGTGTGCATGTATGACAACTGGCCAATTTAATTATTTAAAAACACGTGGAGGTAATAATATCCCCTTTGCAACAATTTAATGTTTATAAATATATTTATTTATAATATTCTGATAATATAAATGAATAAAAATAATAAAAGTAATAAAAGTAATAAAAGTAATAAAAAAAAAAGGAGTAATCGATTCATAAAAACAGTTAAAAATAAATTTAAATTAATTCCAAAGGGATGTCCAATAACTTTAACTCCGTTTCAACAAAAATATATAAAAAAAATAAATGAAAGCAAAAAAAATAAAATATCAAATAACCAATTGAAACTCAAATTTACAAAGGAAATAACAAAATCTTTTGCCCCAGACGCAATTAAACCATATAACGACTATTATACATATATTAATAATGAATGGTTAAACGAGAGTCATAGAACAGAAGCTCAAAAATATATTATTCAAGTTGACGATTTCCGTTTAGTACAAGATCGTGTATTCATACAATTATATCATATTATCAATAATTATACCAAAACTAATACACACCATGCCAAAATGATGAAAAATTATTTTCATTCAGTTTTAAAAATGAATCCTATTAATGAAAGTAAACAATTAGCAAAGGAAGCCGTTGAATTTGTAGATAAATCTCTACAAAATGGGAATGTTTGGCAGTTATTGGGAAACATGAATAAAAATACCATGATTAACTCATCTGCGCCATTTTCTTGGGATGTGACAGCAGATGAAAAAGAACCTACCAAATTTAGATCATTCATAGGAGGACATGCGTTTGAATTAATTGATATAAATGTTTACTATGATGATGGTACTGATGTGGCCTATAAAACATCTGTCAGAAATAAGTTTTTTAAAACATGTAAAGAAATTTTTAATACGTGTTTGGGTGAAAATGATTTAGATGGTAAAGATGTTTATGATGTTGAAGTAGAAATATTTAACACATTTGGATGCACAGATATTACAAAAAACCCTCAGGACTATAATCGTGTTACAAAAGAAGACGCAAACAAAAAATATGGGTTTGATTGGTGTGAGTTAAGTAAAACAATAGGCTTCAAAACTCCTCCTTCATTTTTTATTACAAGTAATTTGAATTATTTAAAATGCGCCAGTGATCTCTTAACAAAAAATTGGCAAACCAAGAAGTGGCGCACTTATTGGATATTTTTAATGTTAAAAAGAATTACTCGTATTACCGCCAAATGGGAAACTATTATTTATGATTTTTGGGGTAAATACCAACGTGGACAAGAGAAATTGAATACAGATCCAGCTGTAAGTGCTGTATTATATATGACTCTTCCTTTCAATAAATTTTTATCAGATATGTATGTAAAAGAATATGAAAATCCACAAGCAATTAAATATACCAAAGTAATGTGTGATGACTTAAAATTAGTGTATAGAGAAATTCTCAAAAGAAATAATTGGTTAAGTAAAAAATCAAAAGATTATGCATTATATAAATTAGAAAAATTTAATTTTGTAATTGGTTCACATAAAGTACCATTTGATGATCCACAATTATCTTATACATCAAATTTAAATAATAATATGATGTTATTTAATGACTGGAGAGTTAAAAAATTAATATCCCTTGACGGACATAAATATGTAGATTTACCATTAGTTGATTGGACAGAATATCCAGTAAAAATGATAGGGTCCCAACCATATATAGTAAATGCGTCTTATACACCAACACAAAATACTATTTTTATTAATTTAGGTTATATACAAAAACCATTTATAGATATGGACGAACGAGGTATCGAGTATAACTTAGCAGGAATTGGTAATACAATTGCTCATGAAATGTCTCATGGTTTTGACGATACGGGAAGTAAATATGGAGCAGATGGTAAGTTATTTGATTGGTGGAGTCCAGAAGATAAGAAAAAATTTAAAGCAATTCAAAAAGATGTAACTGAACAATATGAGCTTTTTGCAAAAAGGGATGGTATAAAATATGATGCAGCGGCTGCTATTGGTGAAAATATGGCAGATATATCAGGATTACAAATTATATCTATGTATTTGAGAAATTTTCAAATTTTTCATAAAGATGTTACTATGATAAGTAAACTTTCATTTGAAGTATTTTTTACATGGTTTGCTGTATCACAAAGACAAAAATTAAATAAAAAAGCACTTGCGTTACAACTTAAAACAAATCCACATCCACCAGATAAATATCGTTGTAATATTCCATTATCACGATTACCTATGTTTCGTAAATTATTAAATGTTAAAAAAGGTGATGATATGTGGTGGCATAATATTAATAGCGTTTGGTAAAATTGCATTTAGTACAATATTCTATTTCACGCGAAGTATCTGGATCTATATCAATTAAATCTTTTTCAAATTCATGTTCACATATGCATTCATTATTTTCTTTATTAAAAAAAATATCATTTTTTATATCAGTTAAAATATTCTTTATTTCTTCAATTTTATTATAATTAGAATATGAAATATCATTTAATTCATATTCTATAAGTTCTATCCTCTTGATAAGTGAATTTATTTTATCAATATTACTATCCATATTATTATTTTATAATATTAAAGTTATGTTTAAGTTAATTATAAATACATACTATACATCGCGCTAATATTTTCTGTGTTACGCTTGATTAGCTTATCTACAATTTCCTTTGTAACTGTAAACGGGAATTCTACTTTTAACGTTAGATCTTCTTCAAACAAATTTTGGTCTGGTTTCATCAGTCTATATAAATTTAATTTAGTATGTATTATTTCTAAACTTCTTTTCAGGTTTCTAACACCATCTTCTTTATTACAGTGATTATCGATTATATGATGAATTGTTTCGTCTGGAATTATAATATCTCCATCGTTGAACTTTATTTGTTCACGAATACGAGGTAACAAATAATTATTACCAATATTTGTTTTCTGTTTCAAATTATAACCCTTAGTTTGTATTCTATACATACGATCTTTCAAAATTGGATTTACTTTTGTTTCGTCATTATAACTAAATATAAATAAACATTTACTTAAATCGAAATCAATTTCTGCAAAATATTTATCGTGAAATTCAGTATTCTGTGACGTATCTGTTAAATGTGTCAATATTCCTGCAATTTCTTCTCCTCTAGGAGTATCACTTATTTTATCTAATTCATCAAAATATATTACTGGATTCATACACTTACTATCAATCAATATTTGAACTATTTTTCCCCATGTACTCCCTTCATAAGTATATGAGTGTCCTTCTAGAAAACTACTATCGGTTGCACCTCCTAAGGCAATAAATGCAAAAGGTCGATCTAATATTTTACTGATTCCTTCCTTTACAAGACTAGTTTTACCCGTTCCAGGTGGTCCATGAATCGCAATTGCAGTTCCAATTGATTTTGGATTGGTCATTAATTGACCTAACATTTGCATTATCTGCATTTTTGCGTCATTTAATCCATAAACTGCTTCGTCTAATGTTTTTTGCGCTTTTTCCATAAAATTATGACACTCGTCTACACCATTTTCAATACTAATGGGAAGTGTTTGATATTTACTAAATGGAACTTTCATAAATGTATCTACCCAATTTTTTATTTTATAAAATTCTCCACTACCTGGTTCCATATAACGAAGTGAATTTATTTTTTTCATAGCTGATGCTTTAAATATAGGAGGAATATCACTTTCTAAAAGTGTTATTCGATATGGCTTTTCAATTCTAGTAATTGAATTGATTTCGCGAAATTCTTTTAATATTTTTTTTTGCTCATCAACTGATAACTTATCAAAGAAGGATGCGTCGTTCATAGTATTTTTATCACGAGCAATTCGCTTAAAAATTCTTGCATTTTTATCTTTTTGTTTTTTACTTTTCTTTTCTGATTTTTTTTTATCTTTTACTATTTCTTCTTCAAATAATTCAATACATTTTTTAAGTCTGCTATTATTTTTATCATTTTTATTATTTTTATTATACATTTCTTTTAATTTTTGCAATTGATCATTACCTTCTATCATCTTATCCATATCTTTGGATATTTCATTATTTTTATTGTTTTTATTATTTTTATCAATTTCTTTTGTATTATCTTTATCTTTATTTTGTCTATTCTTTTCTTTACGTTTTTTTTTATCGGTAGTTTCTTCTGAAGAAACTGATACATTTTCATCTTCTGTTTCTTCATCGTCCTCTTCATAATATTCATCCTCTGTTTCCCATTCTTCTTCATCTTCTCCCCCTCCAATTGTAAATATTATATTAACCTTATTTGATTTTTGTAACTTTTCATCATCCTCATCCTCATCCTCATCCTCATCCTCATCCTCATCCTCATCGTCTTCGTCTTCTTCGTCATCATCCTCAGTATCACTATCTTCTTCATATTCGTCGCTACTATCATCATCCTCACCATCATCTTCAGTTTCCCATTCTTCTTCACTTTCTTTTTTATTCTTATTTTTTTTAGGAGATTTTTTAGACGAATTAGATGTTTTTTTGACTGGTGATTTACGCATAGATCGTGTTACGATTTTAGAAGGCCTTTTTTCTTCACTTTCTGTATCGCCGTCATTTTTTGTTTTAGACGCGGTAATCATTTTTCCAGTTTTCTTCACTTTTTCTCCATTTTTAATTTTTTTCGATAAAAATTTTGATGGAAATAGTTTAGATAGTAATTTTCTATATTCATGCATATCCATTTCTTCTTCTTCAAACTCTGATTCACTATATTCATCATGATCACTATCAGAGTCCTCATTTTTTTTTTTACCTTTTACAAAACTTTTATTAGTTTGTTTACTTTTACTCTTATCAGAAAATACCATACTTATATTTATAAAGAAAATATATTTTTAAATAGATATCAATTTTTTTTAAAATTATAAATTGGTTTTAAATAAAATTGAAAAAAAACTATCTAAAATATTGTTAATATATAATAGATGTACAGCCAATCTGGAATGATGTCTAACAATATTTCAAAAATTATAGGAATTCAATTTAGTATATTATCACCGGATGAGATTCGTAAAGGATCTGTGGCCGAAATTACTACAAGAGAT